CGTTGCTCGGACCCTGCACATGCCAGCCCTCAGCCTTCTCCGGGTTGCTCGCGCTGAACCCGATACAGCGGCTGATCAATTGTTGGCCATCAACCAACCTCGGGTATACATAGCGGATCTCGCCATCCTTGATCGAGAAACCGTTCTCCTCGCCACCCAAGCCATTGATCATCTTCCGCAGATGCGGCCATAGAGCGTCGGCCACCTGTCGGTACACACCAGCCGTACATACCACCAGACTCCCCGGCCAGCGAAGCATGTGCCATATGACAGCCGACGCCGCCACCATGCTCGTCTTGCCAGAGCCGTTCGCAGCCTTCAACGCCACCTTCGCATGCTTCTCGTTCAGAGCCCCAAGCACCGCCTTCTGCCACGCATAGGTATCGCGTAGGCCAAGCATCATCTCAGGGAAGTTCGAGAGGTGCTGAGCTTCCTCCAAGAGCTTCCGCTGCTTCCAAGCAGGGATATGCGAACCCATGCCGAGTGAAGGGGATTTCTTGCGCTTAATTTGCTTGACTGCCATAAAATTGGGTTGGGTACGGGGAGGGGGTATCAGGTATCACCCCACCCCCCTCGTGGGGGTCCCCCCTACCCCGTGGTTATCGTTAACGTTAGTGTTAATCAGTAACGTTAGTGCCATAACGTTATCCCGTTAATGTTAAATAACGTGATCCTTATCCTATTTGTTTCCCCCACCGAACGCTCCCAGTAAATTACCACTAACTGACAATTCCTTTCCTTTGGTAGTGTGATCCAATTGAGCCCTGGCGACATAGCCACGAGTACGCTCTAATAACCAAGCGGAACCTTGCCAGCCGTTGCCACACTGGCGGACAACGGAGGTGAGTTCTAGCTCGCCTTCGAACTGCGCTTGTTTGATGGCGTTGGCAAAGTCCGGATGCCTTGCTAGGTACAATTGCCACCCCTGCCCACCATCAAAGAAACCGCAACCAATGGCGATGCGTTCCAACGGAATTCCAAGGCGGGCAGCCTCTATCGCTTTTTTTGTAGTTTCGGCAGAAAGGACTTTAAGGGGCCTCCCAATCTTCGCCCTGGGCTTCTCCGCGACCGCTTTCCGCTCCCCCTTCGCTTTCATTCCTGCAACTCACCCCTGAAAAAGGCCACTTCGCCACTTTTTCTCAAAAAGTTGTGGGCGAAAGTTGCCCAGCGTATTAAATAGTCGGCTCCAATGAAAAACGCAGCAACGACCGCAACGACCACCGAGAAGCCCTTCGCTTCCTTCACCAACGTCGGATGGGTCCGCCCCGGAACTTTTGTTCCCATTGCAACCATCAGCCCGACTCCCGATTGGGTTCCGGGAGTGACGGACTCCCATCACGGATGCCATGAAATCCTGACAGGAACCGAGAAGGACTGTTGGTGTATGGTTTTCGTTCGCTTTGGACAAGGCGACGGCCTGCCTCCCGGAGATTGGCTGATTTACTATCGTTACGACGACGACGACGGAACCCACGACCACCAACTCTGCGTTGCAGCCCGCATCACCCCGCAGTGACCGGATCCGGTGACTTCCGCTGGGAGTCATCTGGTCTGGTCATTGTGGCCAGTTCTCAACTCATGAAACTCAAATCCCTACTATCCGCCTTCGCGTTCCTCCTAGCGTTCGCGCTTGTCACCTCAGCCTTGGCCTACTGCTTCGCGCAGCTTCTCGTCGGAGGTGTCCTTTGACCCTCTTCCGTTGCAACGGTTTCCGCTCCGTGCGTGCGCTCGGTATTCGCGATGCCGCCGAAGTGTTCGCTCGCCGTGCCGCCCGCCGGGCTTTCGGTCGACGGGGTATCGTCCGAACCATGGTTGAAGATTCCTACACCCGGAACCTCTCGATTGTGGAGTTTGCCGCTTTCATCGGTTACTCGAGCGGCCCCAACGAAACGACTGGCCACAACATCCGTTTCACTGTGATCAACGGAGGTGCCCTGTGAGCAACGGATACGTCATCCATGAGGATCAGCACCGTGTCGTAATCGCGACCGGCTTCTCTTCCCCTTCCGACAACCGGAAGACGGGCGATATGATCCAGATATGGATTCTGGTCAAATCCGTTTCCCCCACCGAAGCGATCAAACAGGGCCTTGACCGTTTAATCTGTGGAAACTGCATGCATCGGGGTCATGAGGTTGACGGTCGCTTCGGTGTAGAAAGGACATGCTACGTCAACGTGGGCCAAGCCCCCCAAGGGATTTGGAAAGCGTGGCGTGCGGGTAAATATCCCACGCTCCAATTCATGGATTGCTTCGCAGGCCGACGTGTTCGCTTCGGCGCATATGGCGACCCCACGCATATTCCCATCGGCCTTGCGCTTGCGATCGCGGGCGCTTCAAGCGGATGGACGGGGTATACCCACCAGTGGCGCAAGCCCTCGTTGCAGGGTTGGCGTCAATTGCTGATGGCCTCCGTAGACACCGCGGCTGAACTTGTGATCGCCCGTTCTATGGGTTGGTCCACCTTTCGCGTGACTCCGGATCTAGATCATCACACGATGGAGACGCTATGCGCCTCCGACCGAAGCGGGACACCCTGCGCCGATTGTCTCGCCTGCGCGGGCGCCCGTTCCGGTGTCCGATCAATCCATATTCCCGTGCACGGGACCAGAGCCCGGCATTTCAAGGAAGGAGTGGCGCTGTGATCGCGGACCAATTCAAACGGGAGGCCGACAAGCAAAGCCTGTGCGATGGGAGGAATCTTTGAAACCCCTCCTTAGAGTCCTAGGGTACCTCGCCCTGTGTCTCCTCTTTACTCTGCTTCTCTTTCTCTCCGCGCTCGCCGGCAATTGACATAGGAACCCACCACAAGCCCCTAGGAATCCCCTAGGGGCCTTTTCTTTGCCCCGATAGTGTCGCTCCGCCCCGCTTGTCTTTCCTAGTGGGCCAGTCTCCCCCCTTCCTAGTCTGGCCACTGGTCACTTGTCCCACTTCCCGCTTGTCACACTTCCCCAGGTTGCCCCCCCATCGGACACCCAATGTCCCATCCCGCTATTTACATAGCACCTCAGGGTACGACACCACATGTCCCACCCCGTTACACCGGCCCAGGATCCCCTTATGTGCCGTTCATGTGCGCCCCGCGATCCCAGCCTCATGGTGCGGTATTTCGGATCCCCCATACGCCATACGGATTTCGGAATTCGGAAATCGGGATTCCGGAACCGGGGACTCCGGAAATCATGGTGCGGTTGAGTGGGCCAATCCTCCCCCTCCCCAAGCGACCCCCCGGCCCCCCCATCCGGGGATTTTCGTTTCTAAGCGTCCGATACCCCCGAATCGTAAATTGATGCGGACCCACCATTCCGACGCGCTGGCACCCCCTTCCTGCTCCAGCAATCGCTATCCTCCATCCACCACCACAACCACCAACACGGGTACTTCGCAATCAGTCGGGGGTTCTCAATAAATGCCGCCGCAGCGGGGGGCCGTTAGAGCCCCCCAGAGCGTTGCGGCGATGCATTTATTGACTCCCTTTTAAGGGAGTATGAAACTCCCTTTTAGGGGAGATAGCGGGGGGGGTTGGGAACTTCCTGCTACCACGATTTGAATTTCCTTTTGGATAGTTGACTGGCGTCTTGGGAGAAGCTACCTTGTTCGTCCCATGAGTTACTTAGAGAATGGTTCCACCCTCCGCGCCATGTTCCGCCTGATGCCGCCGATGAGGCACGATGCCGACCCCACACGGTCCGATGTCGTGACCTACATCCGCGAGAATCTCCGCTGTGAACTGGGCCGTGCGCTTCGTGCGTTTGATTCGATGCGCCATTTGAAGAGCGCGGTTCTGATATACGATCGTATTCATCGCCAGTGGCGTGGATGTGATTGGATGCCTATTGAGGAGGTGGACAAGATATCGCTATTGATGAGTACTGTTACAGAGCTGAAGCGTGATATATCTTCGTTGAGAACGGAGCTTCGGAAGGTGAAGGGCGAGGTTGTGTGGCTGCGTCGTCGCAAGGGAGGCAGGAAGACCGATGATGTGGCCGACTCGGAGGAGGATGATCTGGATTCGAAACCCCAACAGCAACAAGCCGCTCCCCCCGAAGAGAAAGCGGCTGATGGAGAGGATTGGTTCAAGGCTATGCGCGACGCCCTCGACGAGGATAAGAAGGCTTCCCGCTCTTCTCCCCCTTCAGATCAGCCCCAGTGAACGCGAGGGGGTTGCACTCCTCCCACTGGATGCCGGTGGCTGAGTGCTGAAGGTTGAGAATGGGGGAAGGGAGTCCGATCCTCCCGCCCCGCTTGCAGAAGGCTAGCTGGAAGCGTCTAGGCTTTGATTGGCCTACTTCATGGAGAACGGCAATCTCCCGCGCCCAATTGGCGAGTTCGCTGGATCCGAACCCTGAGTGGGCCAGTTCCATGGTGGTGAGTGGTTCGCCGGTTTCCTTGCGCTGGGGCTTGGAGACGTGGTGCATCCAGATCCAAGCGACCTTGGTCTCGTGGAGGATGGGCTGGAGCTTGTTGCGGAGGAAGACGCTGACCTCGGATTGATCGCTCAGGTCTCCGCCGAAGTAGGAGAACAGGGGATCGGCGATGATGAGATCGAGCTTGGACTTGTGGATGAATCGGCGGGCGTAGGCCAAGAACTGCTCGCCGGTGCGAACGGTCTCGGTGCGGAACTCCAGGTTCCTATGAAGCATGTTCATCTGCTCGATGGTGAACTTCCTGTGTGTGACCCCGCGGAAGGCTTCGGAGAGATCGCCGCGGTCGTTCTCCGCTTGGATGACCCCGATCTTCAATGGCTTGATCGGCGCGATGCCAAAGAAGTCGAGGCCGAGGCACCAGCGGACGATGATCTGCATCATCAGGCTGGACTTCCCGATGCCGGTACCGCCGCTGATGATCATGGATGAGCCGCGAGTGATCCAACGATTGCCGATGAGGTTGTCCGGATCATTCTTGGGATCGAAGTCGAGGAGGTCTTTGACCGTGACCACCGTGGACTGATCATCATCGGTCTCGCGGTTGGTGAGCCAGTCCTCCCAGGATGCGGCACCGAGGTTGGTGTCCAACAACCGTTGCTGCGAGGTGGGGCTGCGCCATGCGCCGGGGAGGCGGGAGTAGCGCGAGGGGTTCTTGTTCTTGGCATCGATGCCGGGGATTACCCGATAGATCTCATCCCGGCGGGCGTCCCATTCCTTGCGGGATGGGGCGTCCACCCGGACCCAGCCATGGATGCTCTTGCCCCCGGAGTCGATGAGGACGGTGATGGGTAGGCCAGAGTCCCGGAGGCGTTGTTCCTGCTCGGGCTTTGGGAGGTCATCGAACTCGACTAGGACATGGCGGAACGCGCTGACATCGTTGTCGCTGCCGCTGTAGAGGTTGGGCTTGAAGGGGTTGATGCGGACGAAGATGCCTTCGCGCTCCGGGGACAGGATGCGGGACTGGGGATCATCGAAGCGGTTGAGCCATTCCTCGATCGTGATGAATGAGCCGGCACTGACTGGCCTACCCTCCTCGACGGCGTCGCAGATGCACACGACTTCAGTCGGGGCGAACGCGGCCAGCATGAACCGCTTGAACTCGCTGGCTTGTGGATCTGGAGCGACGGGGCTGAGCGATGGAACTGGCACCGGGGCGTCGGCCACCGGCTTCTTGAATGTCACCCTACTAAGATCGAATGGCCCGGAGGGTGATGATCCCCCGGCTTCGAGCAGATGGCCCCTAGGCTTATTGTGAGCGCGGGACGCGGCATCTCGGAGCTTGTAGGCCAGCTCTGTGGCCTTCCATGGGGGTTGGCAGGACTTGTTCCAGTCTTCGAGGAGGGTGAGACTGTCCACATGGGAGAGGGCAAAGCCGTGGACGAGACCGACTGCGGCGGTATAGGTGGCGTTGTGGCCACCGGATCCGGAGATGGCTGGCGGTACCTTGGAAAGCCAAAGGGCCGCTCGTTGGAGCGTTGTCATGTCGTTGATTCGTTGCTTGTTAGGGGGTTGTTAGGATTCTGGCCAGATCATGCTGAGAGGATCTGGTGGCTGGGGACCGGTTGGTGATGGCACCCAGGTCTCGGCTTCGGTCTTCGCCGGGAAGGAGATCCATCCGCGTTTGACGCCGGTGGCAATGATACTGGCCGACTCCTCGATGAGCCGGCGGTTCTCGTCGGTGATGCTTGTTCGTTCCTCTTCGGTGATGGGGCTGGGCTTCTTGTTATTGAGCAGGCGTGATTCGTACCAGGGTTGTTCGTGTCTTGGGGTCTTCATGAGGGGAGGACTCGCGCCAGGATACAATTGCAGTAGGTACCCTTGGTCTTGGAGTTACATCGAGGGTGATGGACAGGATTGGCGAGAACGTGTGCTGTGAGGTCGCTCGTGAGCTGGACCATGTCAGTGAGACGACTTGCTGCTTCGAGGCAGAGGGCTTGTGCGACTCCATCGGATGATTCGATTTGGGTGCTGACGATCTTGAGTGCCGTTACGATGTCGTGTGTTGAGGACTGGTGCATGTTATTTTTGTTTGTGGACTATGATTCCGTTGCCTTTGTCGTCGGTGAGTTCGACTGATCGAA